AAAGAAAATGAAACATTACAAAAAATTAAATTCATTATTGATAATTATAAAAAATTAGAGCAAAAAGTTAGTGATTTACAAGAAGATAACTATGATTTAATAAATACAATAATGGAACATGAAGATAAAATTATAGGTTATCAGGAAGATATTGGAATCTTAAGAGAAGACAATAAACTATTAAATGATATATTAAATAATATTAAATCTTATTCAGAAAGATGTTTAAAAGAAAATCATTCAGAAGAAGCATTAAGTTGTTTTGATTATATTAAGCGTTTATCTGATTATGAAAATAATTAATAGAACAGGAAATTGAATAGTGAAAGAAAAAATGTTAAAATTTATTAAAAAAAATATATTATGATTTATTATTGGTGTTATAGGATTAGCCATTATAGGAATTACAGCAGGAATTACTTTTAGAAATGGTGGTAATGGGGTTGCTGGTGGTTTTGTTGCAATGGGTAGTGCTATTGGTGCAGTAGGAACAGCAAGTATTTATTTTCCACAAGTTATTAAAACAATGAGAATGAAAAAAGCAGATCAATTAAGTTGATTAACTTTAATTTTTGAAATGAGTTCAAATATTATATGAATATCATTTACAATATTATCAATGTTTGTTTCTACTAGTGGTATTGCTCCTTTTAGTTTTAATAATAATCCTATGGCGATTCCTTTAATTTTAGTTAATGGTCTTTGTTTTACAAGTGCCTTAATTTTATTTATACTAAAGCGTAAATGACAAAAAATTAGAAAAGGATAAAAATGACATTAAAAGAATTACAAAAAAGAGTTTATTCTCAAACAGATAATAATTTTGATCAATTAGATGAATTTATTCCAACATTAAATATTGTTATTAGTGATTTAAATTTAAGAATGTCTGCAAAATTTACAACAATTAATGAAAATTTAGATGATTATACTAAAAATGTAACAGATGACACAGTTACTGAATTTAATAAAGATTTATATCTAACAGGAATTCCATCTATTATGGATATTATTATTACTACTGGTTTATCTTGAAAATTACAAATTAAAGAAGATGAAGCAAATTGAACTGCATATGAAGCAACATATAATAATTATGCGGAAAAATATAAACATTTAGTTCCAGAACCTTATAGATTAGATATATATACAGATATTTATTATAGAAAAAGACAGGATAAATGAACAATATGATAAAAAAATTAAAAGAATATAAAGATAAAATAGATAAAATAGAAAAAGCATACCTTGAATTAAATGATTCAATTTTAAATATTGATGCTATGATACATAGTTTAACATTAAGAATAAATAGTTTAGAATCAGAAAATAATAAGTTAAAAGAATTAATTTATCAGTTAACTCCTGTAGTAACAGATAATAATATTGAAAAGAACAAAGAAAAATCATCTCAAATGTCTATTTATGTAAATGCATTAAGAGATTTAGCATCAGGGTTTGTATCAAATACAACATATGAAAAGGTAAATAATAATGGATAATAATGAACAAATTGAAAACTATTCTGGGTTACCAAGTAAAAAAGATTTAACAACTGAGTTTTCAAAAATGAAAGATTATGCTAAATTTTATCGTAATAGATTTGAAAAAGATTGAAAAGAAATTGATGCATTTTTATGAAATGAACCATCTAAAGTAGTAAATCCTAAATTAAAAGGTATTATTGATGGAAGTACTATGAATCATTTATTTAGTGTTTTTAATTTTAAATATTCAAATGTATTAACAAATAATACTTCTGAAGGAATTACAGTTACTCCTGGGTTTGTTAGTAAAGAAATGTTAAATATTACTGATAGTCCTGATGATTTAGATAAAAAAGAAAAACAAAATATGGAATTAGTAAGATATATTTTAAAAGTACATCAATTTAGAGATATTTTAAAGTTTTATTGAGAAGAATTAGATACTGATAGTATTAATAAATTAGTATTTTGAGATTATATAATTTATGGCACTGGTGTTGTAGAGGTATTTTGAGATGAATATAATAAAAACAAAAATAATGATGGAGATTTAAATTTATATTATGTTCCTTTATTTTCATTCTTTTTAGAACCTGGTGTAATTAATTGACAAGATTCTAGATATGTTATTGTTGCTCAAGAAATTAATTTATTAAATTTACAAAGAGTACATAATTTAACAAATGCAGAAATGAAAGAAATTAATAAAAAAATAGGAGAAACTGAAAATAATATTAGTCAAAATATTATTGATAATGAAAGTTTATCTGAATATAATAAAACAGTTCCATATTATAGATATTATAAAAAATATTTAAATAAAAAAAATGAAATTAAAATTAGTTTAAATTATTTTGTTGGTGATACAAATCCATATTTGGTTCAAACAATTGAAGATATTGGTATTGATTCATTTCCTTTTGAGTGTTTATTTGCATATAAAAAGACTAATGAATCTTATGGGCAAAGTATTCTTAAGTTATTATTACCTGCACAAAAAATGATTAATCAACAAGATGCATTAGTAAAATTAACTGCAATTCAAGCAGCAAACCCAATTTTATTATTAGCATCAAAGGCAGGGATTAACATTGAGCAAATTACAAGAGACGGTGGCATGACACCGGGACAAACATATCAAACTGATTTGTTACCTAAAGAGACTTTAGAGGTTGTTAAATTAAATACAATATCACAAGATGCATTAGGATTTATTCAAGTTTTAAAAGAATATATGAACACAATGGCGAATACAACAGATTCAACAACAGGTAACAGATCTATTTCTGGTGCTGGTTCTGCTGCTGTTCAACAAACTCTTCAATCAGCAAATTTACCATTTAAAGTTCAAGAAGTAGAAATACAAGAATATTATCAAGGTTTATTAAATTTAGTTGTTAAATTTTTACAATCTAAACAAACTGAAGTAAGACAATTAATTTATAAAAATAAAACATCATCTGAAACACAATATCAAGCAATTAGTTATAATGTTGATGATTTCAAAGGTTTAGCTCAAAATTGTAAAATTAAAATTAAAGCAACATCAGTAATTGATTTAGAAAGAGAAAGACAATTAATTTTAGAATTATATAAATGAACATTACAATTCCCTGAATTAAAAGGTGCAATTAGTGCCATTGATATTATTCGTGCTTTCCATTTACCAAATGAAGATGAAATGATTGCTAATTTACAATTACAAACAGATACTGATTATGAAACAATTGCATCACAAATTGTTCAATTAATTCATCAAAATGTAGAAGTTGGATTAAAAGCACAACAAGAACAAGCAACATTACAAGCATATGTTGCATCTGGTGAAGTAAGTCAAGAAGATGCTGAAAAAGCAATGGAAAATATTCAACAACCATTACCTCCAGAACAAGAAATTAGTATTGTTAATGAACTAATTAGAAATAATCCTGCTTCAATATTAGAAAATGAGAAAGGTGTATCTAATGGTGCAATAGATGCAGCAAGTGAATTAGGTGGACAATAATATACCTTATAGAACAGAACTTGAAAAAGTTCTGGACTATCATATTGTTTTTCTATATTATCCAAGAATTAAAGCATTTAGAAAAAAAGATTTAATAGAAGTTGTTAAACAAATATTAACAAGATATAATTTGTTAAAAAAATATGAAAATATAATTATTGATTATATTGTTGAAGTACCAAATAATAATTCAGACTGAAGTATAGATTTAACTTTTGTAGATACATATCAAATAAAATATAGTTTATTTTTATCAGATAATAAATTACATAAAGATTTAATATTAGATTTAATGGTTCAATATCAAAAATAGAAAGGCAAATATGAAAGAAAGATATTATTGTAATTGTAATTGTTCTGGATGTCAAGATTTTGACCATTGTGGAAATGAATTCAGTTGCTTTATTTAAAAAAAAAATAAAATATTTTAAGAAAAGACTTGACTTTTAAGTCTTTTTATGGTATAATCGTATTATACTAGAAGTATGGTGTTTTCGGCCATACACAATGATAACACTTATAAAATGAAAACGGAAATAAAAAAGGAGTATAACTAGTGGATAATACACAAAATAATTTATTAGATGAAAATCAAAATGTTGAAACTCAAGTACAAAGTAATGAGAACACTACACTTTTAGATGACCCAAATAATAAAGAACAAAATGCATTTAAAACTATGCAACAAGTTATCAATTCATTAAGAGATGAAATAAAACAATTAAAAACAAATCAAGAAAGTCAAAAAGAAATTAAACAGGAAATTAAACCAGAAATAAATAATACACAAACACAAACAAATCCTGATTTAAATCAATTTACACAAATTCTTGATTCATTTAAAGCAGAAATTAAACAAGAAATTGGATTAGTTAAAAACTCAGTTCAAGAAAAAGCAAGTATAGATTCAAGAAAAGAAACAGGAAAATATATTTATAATATTAGTACTGAATATGGTTTTTCAGAAAATGAAATGGAAAGAATTATTAATAATTTAGATGTTTCAAAAGCAGGATTACCTAATACTTTAGAGGGTAGAATTGAATATTTATCAAAATATGTAACAACACCCCAATTAATTGAATTAGAATTAAAGAAAAACGCTCCATCTACTTTTGTTGCTGCTTTAGAAAGAAAACAAAACAGAGATGCGAAACTAATAAATAAACAACAATCTGCAACCATTAGAGCAGGAGAATATAACCAAAATATAAATCAAGGACAAACATCACAAGCTCAAAAAATTGTAAAAGAATTTATGGATTCAGAAAATAAAAGAGTTGAATTAAAGGTTATTAGTAAGGCATATTAAGAAAGGAAATAAAATGCCAGGATTATATGATTATTTAGGAATGCCGGGAAGAGATAACCCATATGGAGCAAACCTACCCAATTCAGCATTACCAAACCCAACATATTTAGGGGATGGAAATACAAACTTCTTCATTAATAATAAAAACTTTGAAGGAGATTTAGTAGCAGAAATATGAACTAACTTAAATTTAGAAATGATTAGACAAACAGATTTTATGCACTTAAAATTTGCTACAGGAGTATTAACTGCTCCAAGAAATGCAGGTTCTGCAAAACTTGTTTATAATCGTCCAAGACCATTAAGTGTAGTTATTAACCCTTTAAGAGAAGGAGAATTACCAACTAAACTTGTAGGTGGTTCAGAAAAAGGAACCTACTCATATGACCATTTTGGTGCTTATATGCAAACAACAGACATTGAAATGGAACAAAACAGAAATACAATGTTTGTAAGATATGGTGCTGATCTAATCAGAAGTGCTAATGAATCATTTGATATCATTACTCGTGAATTTATGTATCGTGCTGCTAGTTATGCTTATGCAAATGGGGCAACAAGTATTGATGAATTAGCAGATAAAGGTGTATACTTTAATGCACCAGGTGCAGGAGTTAACACTTGAAAAGCGAAAGCTCAAAGAGGTGGACAATTAACATTTAATGATATTCGTGAAGTTATTAAAAATATGAAATTATTAAAAGTAAAACCACATCCAACTTATGGTAAATTTATTGTACTTATTGGAGTAGACGGGATCGATCAATTAAGAAATGATGGTGAATTTAAATCTTGAAATTATGCAACAGATCCATCAATGTTCAATAATTATGACCATGTATTAGTTTCAACAGATGTTGCAATTTACGAAATTGAAAATGCTAAAATTGCTAAAAGTGCTGCTGGTAACCAAGCAGGTGTAGCATTCGTTATTGGTAATGATGCCTATAAAGAAGTAAGACTTGAAGGTGGAGATTTAAAAATTATTGTAAAACCATTAGGTTCTGCAGGTTCTTCTGACCCATTAGACCAAACAGCAACAATGGCATGAAAGAAAGCATTTGGATTAGTATGTATTCGTTCAGAAGCATTAGTCGCACTACATTATTCATTAGAAAATCAAGATGCTATTAATTTATATGGTGTAACTATTGATTGAACTGAAGATGGTGGAACTTTTAAAAGAACAAAAATGACAAATAGATATAGTGGATATACATTTACAAGATTGCAAGATGGTGCAAATGACTTTTTATTAGTTAGTGATTTAACAGCAGATAACTATGAAAATGAAGACCATAAAACATCAGGAGCAAATACAAAAATGTCAAATATACACGATATTACAAAAGTAAATCCACAACCTTACCCAACAGATCAAAATACTTATGTAGAAAAACAAGCAGATTCAAATTCAAAGGCAACAGTTGATTATATTAATCCAGGGTTACAAAAAGTAATTGGTTCATTAATGACACAATTAGACCCTAAAATTATTGCAAAGATTACTTCTGGTGAAATTAATGTTGTAAATGCAATTAATAATGCTACAGCAGTAAGTACACAAGAAGTAACTGTTGAAGAAAATGCAGTAGAATCACAAGTAGAAGAAAAAAAAGTAACAGCAAAAAACAATAATAAAAAATAATAAATATAAGCAGTAGGAAAAGGATTTAAACCTTTCCTACTTATTTATATACAAAGGAGAACATACTGCTTATGGATATTAAATTTCCAGTAGAAGTAAAAGAAAAATATGGTGTAAAAGTATCACATACTGGTGCTAGTAAAGAAACTTTAATTGGTTATGAAATGTGAGCAACCCAACTTGCTTTTAGAGATGGAATAAAAAACATTCTTCTTGACCCAACAACACCATGAACTAAATTATTTGAACAAGCATATAAATACCAATTAAATGGAAAAGATTTAGGATTAGATATTTATTGGATTGATTACCAATTAAAAAAAGATATTGGACTCTGAGAAGGTTTTAGAACTAGTTTTAATTGAAATGGTATTAAATTTGTAGATGTATTTATTCAATTAGTTGTAGGTCAAAGATATTATCTACCTAAAATATTAATTGAACAAATTAAAGACAAAATTGATGCAAAATTATCAAAATTAGATGCTAGAGTCTATATTGGTGATAAAACAAACATTGATTGAAATAATGATGTTAAAATAGGAACTAATTATTTTCAAGAAAACTTAAGTAATTTAGGTGTTATTAAAAATACATAACAGTAAAGGAATAAGTAAAATTATTCCTTTATAATTTAAATTATTTAACACTTATTTTTAAATAATTTAAATTATAAAGGAAAAAATTATGGCTAGAAATAACAATTTATTTACAGATTATAAAAATAAAGTACAAGGTGCTGTTCAAAGAGATTTATTACAAGATGTAAATTTTCAAAATGCAGAATTATTTAAACAAAATATTTATAAATCTCAAGTTAACCAAGGATTAAGTTATAATCAATACCAAGCAAATATTCGTAGAAAATTAAATAATAGTGTTAATGGTATTATATATAATCAACAATTAGGACTTACTGGTTCTAGTGGATTAAGACAACAAGTACAAGTACAACAAGATGCAGGTTTAGCAATTTCTGGTACTGCTAATAGTTATGCACAGACACAACAAGAAGCAACAGATCAATTAAATCAAGCAGATTATACACAATCACAATTAAGACAACAATATACAGAACAAGAAGCAAATCAATTATATCAATCAGATATGAATGATGCTGCTGCTAGAGATAGTGCAAGTAGAAGAAAATATAGTGCTATTTTTGGTGGTATTGGTGCTTTAGGAACAATTTTATCATTTATTCCATTTACTGCTCCATTAGGAGCTGCATTAGATATTGCTGCTGGTGTTGGTATGGCAACAACAAGTGCTGTTCAATTAGGGTATCATCCAAATGCTGCTAATGGAATTCAGTTTGGTCTTGATACATTATTTGCAGGATTTTCAATGGTTCCTGGTATATCAGCATTAAGGTCAACAGAATCATTAGTAGGTAGAGAAGTTAGTGGTGCATTAAGAATAGGTGCAGATACTGGAATATCTAGAGGAACAAATATTGTTGAAAAACAATTTGAAACTAGATTTGCAGAACCTGTAGAAGAAGCATTATTTAATGGGACAACTAGAGCAACAACAAATAGTAGAGAATTATCTACAGATTTAGTTGAGCCATTTCCAAATGATTTTGATTTATCAAATTCAGTAAGAACAAATAGATTAACAACAGGTAGACAATTTCCTGCACTAGATACAGCATTAAGAAATAGTCCTGTAAAGGCAGGACAAGGAATTCCTAGTGAAGTTCAAGATGCATGAATAAATTCAATAAGACAAACTAATACAGTAGATGATGTTATTGATGTTTCATCAAGAATTATACCAAATAAAGAATTAGAACAAACAGTATCAGAAGTAGCAAAAGAAACTGGAAAATCAGTTAATGAAATTAAAAATTCAACAGACCCAGGTGTAGTATTAAAAATGAAAAATAAACTTTTTGATTCATTTAAATTTAAAAGTACATATGAGAGAAGTTTAGCAGCAAAACAAAGATTAACTACAAGAGTTGGTGATAAAATTGGTTCTCGTAAAGTTATTAGTGCTTTTAGGTCTGGTTTAGGAACTGCTACTAGAGGTGTTGCTAGAGGTGCTTTTATTGGTGGTGGTAGATATGTTTCAAGTAGTATTTTAAATAATTATTTAGGACAAAATGGAACATCTGAAGTATCAATTACAAAACTACAATGAAGAAAAACTTTTGATGATTTAGGAATTCCTCAGTCTATGAGACCAGCAGGATTATAATGAGTAAACCATTATTTAAAGACTGTTTAAGTTGACATGGTTTTTTTAAGTGAATTTTAAGACTAGTTGCAGTTTTAGGTATAATTGGTATATGTTTTTATGCATTAACAGACTTTAAAAACCCAGAAGCAAATCCATATAAAGTAGCAACAATAGGCACATTAACAACAGCATTAACAACATGTGCTTGTTGACCACATAAACCATCAGAAAATAAAAAACAGGAAGATAAGAATGGCTAATACTTTTAAAGTAAATTCAAATTATACAGTTAAAAAGTTTTCTAATAATTTTGGAGAAATGAAACCAAAAGTAGTTAATCCAAATGTAACTACAGATAAATTAGATACACAATATAATAATTTACAAGAATCTTTATCGGCTGCAGGACAAGTATATGATAATCGTAATTGAATGGAAAAAATACTTGGAATTAATTCTGATACAAAACAACATGCTGGTGTTTTAAGAGGAACATTAGATATTGTTACTAGACCTTTAGATGCTATTAAAGCCACAGTATTTGATTTAGAAACTGGTAAAGGTGGAGGTGATATCTTAAATGATTTAGTTCAAGGTATTACTAAAGGAAAAGGTAAAAATTTAACAGGAACACAAGTTCTTGGATTAGAAAATGCTCATTTAGATACTTTTACAAAATTTATTGTTAATGCAGGAGTAGATATAGGATTAGACCCTTTAACATATATTCCTGCAGGAGCAATTTTTAAAGGATTAAAAGCAACAGGTTCTGGTGTGGCTAAATTACCAGTTGTATCTGAATTATTAGAACATGTTAGAGGAACTGAATTAGGAGTTGCTGCAAGAAATTTATATATATCTACTAAAAATCAATTTGGTAAAATGTTTAAATGAATGTATGGAACTAGTGAAGAAGGTAAATTTTTATTTAGTAAATATGAAGCAGATAAAATGACTACTACAAGTGAAGCCTATGCTAGAATTAATCATTTATTAGATACAACAAAAGAGGCTGCTGATGATATTTTTAATTATGTTCATACAAATCAATTACCTGGTTCAAAAAGTTTTATGGAAGTATTTCCAAATGCTAAAAAAGGTAGAGAAGAATTAGATAATATTGTTGAAAGATTAGGAATTGAAAATCCAGAAAATACTTTTAAAAAATGAGCAGATATTCATTATAATGGAAATATTGAAGAAGCAAAAAATAATTTTCTTAAATTTATAACTGATTCTAAAAATAAATCTTTTAGAGATGATTGAGAAGCAATGAAATCTACTGGTGCTGTTTTAAATCCAGATGGAAGTATAAAAAATGAAGCAGAATTAATAAGTTCATTTTGAAAGAAAAAAACAACAGAATGACAACAATTAACTAAAGAAGAAGTTAGAATAAGATTAAATGAAGCAATTTATCATGAATATTTATTAGCAAATCCTGCAGAAAAAACATTAAATACAGTTATTAAAGCATTAAATAATGGACAATTTCCAATATCAGTTAATGACCCAGAAGCAATTCAACAATTCTTAAGATCATTTAGTCATATTTCTGGTATTGAAGACCCATTATTAAATGCAAAATATATTAGAAGAACATTAAGAAATTCAGATGGAAAAATAATTAAAACAATTGATAATGATGCAGTTATTAAAGCAGAACAAAGGTTAAATAAAGCACAAGAACAATTAAATGCTTATACTGGTGATAAAATTGCAGAAAAAAATCGTTTAAAAAATAGAGTTAAATATTTAAAAAAGAATTTAAATACTGCTAAAAAAGGAATAGATGCAACAGAATTAATTGATATTTCTAAAGGAATACCTAAAGAGTTAGCAAAAGAATTAGGTATTAAAGGGATAGTAGCATCATCATATTTTGAAATAACAGAATTAAGAGATTATGGTAAAACTGCTGCAAAAGATTTAGATAGAATGTTACAAAAAATGGCATTATCTAAAGACCCAGTTATTAGATTAGAATATAAAAAATTAATGGAAGGTAATGAACTTAATACTGTAAGATCTATGTTATATGATGCTGAAGGTAAAGGAGTTATGGTTAAAATTAGAGATAATTGAAACCCTAAAGATATTACTTATTTAGATGAAAATAAAAGCATTATTACTGCTCCAAGTAAATATCAAAAACTTTCTGGTGTTAAAGCAGGAGACCAAGTTAAACAAATAATTAATCAAGAAATTAATAAAGGATTAAAAGCATATTTAAAAGGTAAAATTGAAAAAGAAGTTTTAGCAGAGGGTATTATTGGTAAAGCAATTACTGATTGAAAACAAATTGATGGATTAACACATGAAAATGTTTTTGAAGTTGCAAACCAGTTAACAGATGAACTATTAAAAGCAAAAGTAGAATTACCTGCATATAAATTAACACCATTTAAAGGTTATTTATCAGAAAAATATGTTCAAGATTTAACATACTTAAACAGTGAAGTTTATCGTTTATTAGAAAGATTTGATTTAGACCCATCAGTATTATCACAATATAATATTTTAAGAAATGTAACAAATCCTGAATTAGCAAAATATATGAAATTAATTAATATACAAAAGAATTTAGATACTACAGGATTTTTATTAAATGAAAAACATTTATATTCTGGTTTAGATCCAGGTAAAGTATTAAATTCTCAATGATTTTTAAATGCTCCAGAAACTAATCATGCATTAGGATTTAAATTATTATCAACAGACCCTTTAAATAGTATGGCAGAAACATTAAGAGTTTTACCTGAATCATTAAGTGTTGCTGCAATGATGAAATCTGCTATTAAAACTGGAGATATTAGAAAATTAACAAAAATAGAAAAAGTAAGTTTTGAAGTTAAATTAGTTGTTCCAGAAGGTAAAAAATTAATTAAAACAAGTGAAATTACTAATAGATTAGAAGGAATTAAAGATTTAGTTCCAGAAAAAGATTTTAAACAATTTGAAAAAACTTTAGAATCATTTAAAGAAGATAAAAACTTATTAATATCTGTTGGTTTAGATGACCAATTACAAAGTTTAGTAAGAGTAAAAAATGAAGCACCTACTATTATTAATTATTTAAATCATATGGTTAGTGTTTGAAAAAAAGTAGTATTAATTACACCAGGTTATCATATGAGAAATATGTTTGGGAACTTATCACAAACAGTTACTTCTGGTATTCCTATGAGTGTTATGACTCCAGAATTAAATAAAGCATATAGAGATATTAATAACATTCATAAAATCACAAATAAAATTAATACACAATTAAAAACAACAAAAGAAATATTAGATACAGAAGAAAAATTCTTTAATTTTACAAAAAGTTTTTTACCAGAAAATGAACATAATTTATTCCATGAATACAAAAATTTATTAAGACATGGAATAACAGGACAATCAAAAGTAAATTCTGATTATTGAGAAATGCTAAATAAACTTGGTAGAACATCTACTAAAAACTCACAATTTAAAAAAGGTTGAGATACAGTATTCCATGCAAATATGAATTTATCTCAAGCAATGGATGATGGTGTTAGATTAGCAACATATAGAATTTCTTTAAAAGACCCTAAATATGCTTTAAAAATGGGATTAAAAGGAGATACTCCTGAAAAATTAGCACAATCATTTGTAAGAACTACTTTTTTTGATTATAATGCATTAACAAGTTTTGAAAAAAACACGATGAGAAAAATATTTCCCTTTTATACATGAAGTAGAAAAAACCTAGAATACCAAGTAAGAACTTTAATTAATCAACCTGAAAAATTTGGTAGAATGGCAAAAATATTCAATGATTGAAATGAAGCACAAGGATATAACACAGATGAAGACCCAACATGAGTAAAAGATAATATGTGATTACCATTAATTCATGGTGATAAAGTTAAATTTTTAAAACTAGGGTTACCAGTCCAAGACTTAAATGAAGTTTTTGGTGGTAATGGACAAATCTTAAATAGATTAAATCCTTTTTATAAATTAGTTTTAGAATCAATTACTGGTAAAAATATAAATAACCAAGATACAACAACACCTTTAAAAAGTTTACAAGGTATGTTTTGACAACCAATACAAAAATTATTAGTTCAACCTTTTGATATTCCATTAGGAGCATTACCATTAGGAAATGGTAAAACCTTTGGTGAATTATTAGGTCATCCAAATGATTATAATCAAAAAAATAGTATTTGATATGAACAAAATTTATCATCATTACATCAATCATATTTATGAGAACAAATTAATAAATTAACAGAATATAGACAACAATTAAGAGCAATGGGAATAAATATACAAACAAAACAACAATTATTAAATCAAATGAAACAAACAACAATCCCAACAAAACCAAAACTACAATCATTTAGACAAATAAAATTAAGTAATAAAGATTTAAAATTTTAAGGAGAATAATATGGCAGACCAAGTTAGTATAATAGAAAAAAATGTAAACTGAATAACATATAGTCAAATAGCACAAAATGGAAATTGAGAAATTGTAGATGTAAATAATTGAGCTACAGGAACAGGAAACCCTTATATTACTCCTGATAATGATTATATTTTATTTTTTACTTGAGACACATCTAGAAATGTATCAAATCCATTAGCATTTGATACAAATGTATCTTGAATAAGAATAGACTTTAGAATATCTTCTACATTACAATCAGGATGAACTCCGTTAATAACAGGTTTAATAGACCAATTAGACGGTAATGCAGGTAACCCATCAGTAATTAATATTGGATATAAAGGAGTTTCATTATACAGAGATGTTAATAAGCCAATTTCTGGTGTTGGGGCTATAAAAGATGCTATGACTTTATTTGTAATAGATTCAAGATTTACATCAACCCCACCAGCAAAATTAAAACCAAGTCAATTCCAATTATTTAGATTTGTAGGTTAATAATATGGGAGTATACCAACCAAATAGTAGTTCTAATAAAATATATGAAAAAATTGATGCATTTACTGGCGGTATCAATATTGTTGATGAAAATAATAAATTACAAGATGGAGAACATAGAAATCTTGAAAATATAACTTTAATTGAAGAGGGTTCTATTAAAAAAAGAACTGGATATATTCCAGTTCTAGATTTTAAAGATGCTTCATATTTTAAGTATATTTTTAATAAAGATTTAGAATTTGAAAAGACAAAAACAGTAGATATAGATTTAACTAATATTAATAATTCTGATTTTGTTAACAATGCTTTAGAACCATTAAATGAAATAATAGAATTTTTAAATGCTTATAGGTTAATAAAATATAGTAATATAGTATTAAAATTAAATGTTTATACTGATACTAAAGATGATGGGGTTAGATATAATGTATTAAGTCCAACCTATTTTACATATTATAATAACAGTGATCGTATTTTTAAAAGAGATTTAAACCCAAACCAGTTTGATATACACAACTTAAATGGTGGCAACTATCTGGGATTTAAAGAATTAGACTCAAAGTATTTTATAATTCCCGTAATATCAGGAAGTTTTATTGTTAATAGTTTTAACCCTACAGAAAATATAAATACTGCGAAAATATATACTGATAATAATGGACATACTTTAACATTAATTTTTGGTGATTCAGCAGATTCTAGCACTATTAATACACAAATTTTTCAAACAAATTTAGGTAATTATACTGATATTAAAGGATTATCTTTTACTGTAGAGGTTGAGTTTCCTATAAAACCGACAGATGCACAATTAAGTTCTTTTGAAGTAATAGATTATGAAGAAGTTTATAATAATGCTGAATTAACAGGTTATTTAATTGCATATAAATATAATAATAATAATAAAGATCAATTATGATTTATTTATTATGAAATATCTACAGAAAAATACTTATTCATAGAATGAAATATTATTAATGATATAGATGTGGATTCATTAGAAAGTAATGATCCAAAAGACCCTGTATATCAATATAGATTAAAACAGAATGAAGATAAATTAGCATATACTATTGCTGAAATAGAAAAAAATAATTTTTATTTTCTTAATGCAAATAGTTTAGATAATGTTTATTATAAAGCAGTATCTCTAACAACATATAATGATAAAATATATGCTACAACAGGTTTTGGTATATTAGAAATTACTTATAATGATATTATATCTGGACAAATATATGAGATGATTCCACATAAACCAAGTATAATAGAATACCAAGATAATTATTCTAATTTATTAGCAAATCAATTAAGAAAAGATTTATTACCAATAACAAATCAAAGTGAATTAGTTTACGATTTTCAAAATATATGAAATTGAGATTGAATGGTTTGAAATAAAGGAATAAAAACAATTTCTGGTATTTTTACAAAGTATCCTGTAAATTCTACTTATCCTACAAATTTACGCTCTAGTATAAACTATACAGACCCAGAAATGGTAAGTCAATGACAATATCAATGAAGATGAGTTGCACCACAAGGGCTACAAACATCTGATAATAATACAGATTTAAATAAGACCTTACCAATATTAAGTGATTTTTCTACAAAAAATTGAGAATTTACTTGAAAAAACCTTAATCAACCAGAAACTATTAACAATTATGTAATTACAAACCCAAATCAAGATGCAACAATTTTACCTTTTACAGAAATATCATCATCATTATTGAATACAAAATTTGGTGATATACAAAAGATACCTAATTTTTATCTTGGTGGTGACCCACAAGCTCAAAACGGTAATGATAGTTCAACATCAGGAGGAGCAACTCAATTTCCTATAAAAACTATTTTAGATAAGTTATCTGGATCATCAGATAAGTTTGATTCATTAGATTTTAATGGGGCTTTAACATGTATTCCAACAATAAATTCTGCTGGTGCTGATATTGTTAAATTAGGATATTTAGATTTAACAAATTGAAGAATTGAAGTTTGACAAGATACAAACACAAAAATGCCAGGAGATGCAACAGCAGGAGAAGATTATGTAACTAAGGGTTGATGAAAATTAAATACTCCAAGTATGTCTTGAAACACAGGTAGTTCAACATACAGCAATAAACACACATTTAATTCAAAAAACGCATCCTTTGGAATTATTAATAATAAAGATTTTTTAACAGCAATACAAAAAATTCAAGATAAAAAATCAGCATTTATTAAAATTATTTGTAGTTTAGAAATTTATCATGTAGATTATGGTGCATTTAATGGACATACAACACTTAAATTTATTCCTACTGCATATAAAGATAACCCTATTGGTTTAAATTTATCTTTAAAATATGAAGCAATAGATATTAGTGATAGTAATTCACTTGGTTTAGTACCAGTAAGTAATATTGAAGATAAACTAAATTTAGAATTATTGCCTTATATAAAACAATGTACTAATGCTATATCAATTAGAGACCAAATGTTTTATTGAGGTGCTGAATCTGCTCCTAATATGATTTGATATAGTCAACCTTATAATCCTAGATATGTTCCAGTTATAAATACAATTTCATTAAATAGATTATCAAAAGAAGTTATTAAAACAATTGTTCCTTTTGGACAAAATTATTTAATTTTTACAGATAAAACAATTTGAATAATGCAATTTAGAGAAAATGGAATTTATATAGAAATTGGAAATCCAAATTATGGAGTTGAATTTGCAGATAGTGTTACAGGAGTAGGAAATAGTATTTTCTTTTTAGGTTATGATGGGATATATAAAATTAGTTCTTCTGGAATGGATATTAATAATACTATTAAAATTAGAAAAATAGATAGAAAAATAACAGGATTAGTTAATTTTGATAATATTAATTTTTCTAAATCAGTTTCTTTTGGTGAAAATTATTGATTATTAGTTGGAAATACAAACAATAAAAACAGTTTTAAAATATTAGATTATTATTCATTAAGAGATGTTTGAGTTCAACATACAACACAAAATAATTTTCATTTTAATCAAATGCATACTTTAAAAGGTAGAGTTTATTCTTTAACAAATGCTGGTATATTATATAAATGGTTTACTCCAATAGATGAAAAAGAAATAACAAGTAAAATTGATATAAAAGATTCTAATAATAAAGTTATAAAATATGGTGCAAATTCAATTTATTCTGATGGTTCTATTGATTATCCTATTAGATGTACTATCTTAACTAAAGAATTATCTGCACAAGGTGAATTAGTCCATAATAAAAAGAAATTTAAAGAATTACATATTAAACAAACTAAAAATTATTTTAATACTACATCATTTTTAACTTGATATAAAGATGGATTAAAAAGTATTAACCCATATGAATATAACCAAGATATTAATAATGCAATAATAGGTAATTTAAATTTAAAACAAGGAACTTTTTTAGATAAATCATTATTTATTGATGGTGGTTCTCCTCTTGGAGATAATACAGAATATAATACAAGATTTAAAAAAGGTGAAAAATCATATACATCACAAATAAAGATAGAAAATAAAGAAGCATTACCTTTTGGTTTAAAATCTTTATTATTAGTATATAAAATTAAGAAAGCGAAATAAAAATGGATGATATTTTATTAAAAGAAAATTATGATAATGGTGAATTATTCACAGCAGATGATATTAATACTACTAATAAACAAATTAATAAATTAACTACAGATATTAATAACATTAATATAGACGGTAAAGCAGATATAACTTATGTTGATAGTCAAATAGATTTAGTTAATACCAAACTTGATGACAAACAAAACATTAATGATAATAACTTACTAACAACAGCACAAACAATTGTCGGTGCTATTAATGAAGTTGGTGGAAATACTAATACTAATACTAATAGTATTTCTACTTTAACTGAAAATGTAAATAATTTAGAATTAACCAAAGCAGATATAAATTATGTTGATAGTTCTACTTTTAATAAGCAAGATAAGTTAATATCTGGAACAAACATTAAAACTATTAATGGGTTATCAGTTATTGGTGGTGGAAATATACAAATTCAAGGAGGTTCTGGTGGTGTTAACTCTGTTACAGGAGGTGATGGTTTTGTAGTTGAAGATACAACAGGAAAAGGTGATTACCAAATTGACCTTAATTTAAAAACTATTAACGGTAATGATATTAGAGTTACTGATGATACTACTAATATAGTCACAGCAACAGCAAATGATATTACTAATTTACAAAAAAGTATTAATACAAAATTAACTGCTCCTAATGGTGTTCAAAAGTTAGATATGGATTCATTTGATGTCACTAGTTCAATCTTTGTTCAAGCATTAACAAGACGAGGTACAAATGATTATATTACTTTTGATCAAGTTGTAGCAAAACAAGATAAGACTGATAATAATTTAACTACAACTGATAAAACAATTGTTGGAGCTATTAACTATTTACAAAATCAAATTAATATAATTAATAATTTATTAGGAGTATATGGAACTGCAATTAATGAAAATAATAGATTAATTAATATAAATATTTCTGATATAGAAGAATTAAAACAAAAACAAGATTTTACTGTAGCATATCCATTAGTGCTAACAGATATAGAATAAAAAGAAAAGAGGAAAATAAATGGCAAAAGAATTATCAATAAAATTAAATAAACTTCCAGAAGATACAAAAATTATCTTTAGTGATGGAAATGCTTCAAATGAGATTGGTCTTCATAATTCTATGATGGTTAGTGAGGACGGTTATAGATATATAAACACAGCATGATCTCCAATTAGAGAAGATTTTGGAATTACTACATGAAATACTCCATACACTGTAAACCCTGATGGGACTGGTGTAACCCCAACAGGTCTACAAAATGTATCACAAATAAATGGTAAAGGTCTTTTTTTATATGGCATTACTAATTATAATGGGAATAATACTTTACCAGTATCATGGTTTGAAGCAAAAAACGACGAACATCGTTTTATAATCCAAGACCCTTATGGAGATGTTCCTATATTTGATGTTGATGTTAAAAGTATTAGAATTAATAATGTTGATGTAACAAATATAGAATCAAGAGTTTCAGCACTAGAAAAGAAAGTTGGTATATAAAATATGATAGAAACAACAAAGAATATTTATTTACTTAAGTATAAAACAAATCAATCAGATGATTTTAAATATAAAGCATTTGAAACTTTAGAACTAGCAACTAAATATCATCTAAATTTTAAAGAAAATGTAACTAAATTAGGTTATCCTAATCGTGAAATTATTCATTACGAATTATTAGCAATTCCTTATAATTTAGATATTAGCCAATTAAAATAAAAAAGAGTAGGATTATTGTCCTACTCTTTTTTATTCATAAAAATATCCATTATCTAATTTATATTTTAAATCTTGATAATCAACACATGGTGAATGACTATTTGAACTGTCATATTTTTCATTTTCAACATAATTTTTAATATTTTCCATAATTTTATCTATTCTAGTTTTAATATAAGATTCAATAAGGTCTGCTATATTAATATCCATTATAATTCCCTAACTTCCTTTGGTTGTAAATGTTAATACTAAACCAACAATTAATATTATTGTTAGCATTCCAAAAACAAATAAACCTAATCATAATTCAAATTTCTCTTCGCTACTCATTTTTTTTTGTTTCTTATTTTTCAAAGTCGCCCCTATTTAATTTCTTTAAAAAACTTCTTGTATCAATCATAAATCCCCTTAAATTTTCATCATTATCAGGAACAGGTTGTTCAACTAAATTTATTCATGCAATTATATTTTCTTTTAATTTATTAGTAGCATCTTTTGATCGATCCCTGTTAATTTTGTTAACAAATTCTTGGTGACTTACACAATAATTATTATTGTTATTGTTTTTATCTATATTTGTTTTTAATACTCTATTTTGGCATCGTTGATAATTACCATCTTTGTCCATTTGCTTAAAAGTACAATTCATATAAATTTCATTATTATCAGTCTTAACACCACTTGTTGAATACTTTATACCATTTATTGTTTCAGTAAATAATTCATCTAATCCATGTTCTAAATCTTTAATTTCCATTATACCTATACTCCTTAAATAATTCTTTTAAAATTGATTCTAATTTATTAACTACAATACTATTTCCAGCAATTTTATATAGTTGCTGTTTAGTTGCTACTTTTTGTGCTTTATAAAAATCATTATCACTAAATCCCATTAACCTAAAACTTTCTAATTCAGTTAAAGTTCTAACATTTCATAGCCATTTATCCCATTTAACAAACAATAAACCCTTATCATTTTCATTTTTATAATAATCTAAAACTTTAGTATTTCCTAGAGTTGTTAAAGTTTGAATAACACCTTTCCCTGTTGCTACTTTATTACTTGTAAAATTTTTAGATAATGGTAAAGTAATAATTCCATTTTTAGATTCTTTAAATGTCGGTCTGACCGATTGATCGCTTATCCTAATAAACTCGTTATATTTATTCTTTTCTAAATAACCACCTTTAATAAAATATGATTCATCAACATCTGGTTCAAGAAAATAAGATAATGGATTCATTGGTTTTTTTTCTAGATTATTAAAATCAAAATCTTGGTCTAAATCATTTCTAATACCTATTACAAAAACCCTTTCACGATTTTGTGGAATACCAAAATCTTTTGCATTTAAAATTTTATAATAAACTTTATATCCAAGTCCTTTAACATATTCATTATGTTTATTAAATACATTAATGTGTTTTTTACTTAAAACATTTTTAACATTTTCTCAGATATAATATTTTGGCATTGTTTCTTTTAATATTCTTAATTGTTCTCAAATAAGACTACTTCTTGTATTACTGCCTTTTTCACCTCCAGCACCTAAACCTGCTAATGAAAAATCTTGACAAGGACTTCCTCCCATTAATAAGTCTATTTTCTCTTTATCTTGATAATGATAATTAATTACTGATTTAGGCTTATAATTTGTTCCATAAATAGAATTAGAAATATCTACTACTTTAGGGTCATTTTCTATACAATCAACAACATTAACTTTAATATTAAGATTCAAAAATGCTTTATATAATGCTCTTTTTCCAGCAAATAATTCTAATATATTAATTTTTGGTTCTATTATTTTATCCATTTTTCGTTCCTATTCTTATATTGGAATGCATCAACTGTATTTAAAATACCATATAAGATTTCTCTAATATTATATAAATTAGATTTACTAAACTCAATATATAATCTTTCATTCTTATTATTACTTGATTCTTTATAAAGAGGTAATGCTAATATAAATACAATATCTTCTTCATTAAGGTTATTATCTTTTGTATTAAATAACATAAAAGAATTAATATATTTATAAGCATCATTATCTTCCATTATCATGGGACAATGTCTAGCAAATCTTACTTTATCAATACTAGTATCACCAATTATTTCTTGATACCTTATTTCAGTTCGTTTATCTAGTTTTATAGTTGTTGCTACATATGATTTATTATCCACAACTAAACCTCCTATCCTTTAGAATTTGGGACTAAACACTTCTTCTTTTGGTTCAAATTTTATAACAATACTTTTATTATTTTGTTTTAATTCTGTTATTTCTCAATTTTCTGGTATACTAATATTATTTAATATACTATCTAATACATATTTATTTATCATATTTATCTCCTATCTTACACCTATAATAAAACCATAGTCTTCAAAGAAACTGATATTAACAACCTCTCGTTTTAATCAAAGCATATTCATAATCTTATCATCTAAAATTGTTCCTACTGTTTCTTTTCTAGCAAAATAACCCATACGATTTTCTGGTTCAACTGTAACAATTGTCGTATGCTTAAATTTATTTAATATATCTAAACACTTTACTTTTTTCATTGTTTACTCCAAATCTAATTTCTTTTTAATAGTTTCAAAATATTCAATTTCTTTTTCTATTCCAATAAAATATCTATCTAATTGATTTGCAGCAACAAGTGTTGAACCAGAACCAGCAAAACAATCTAAAACTATATCATATTCTTTTGTGTATGTTTTAATTATATATTTTAATAAATCTAATGGTTTTTCATTTGGGTGTTGTTTTATATATTTATTAGGTTTAACTTTTTTAAATTCTAAATAATTTTTAGGATGTTTATCTGTTTCTTTTTTACCAATTCTTAATAAATCTGTTCTATAAAAAGAACTATCCATTTTTGTAATACTTTTTATTTCATTTTGTGTTTTAAAAGATTTATATGTTGTACCAATACTACCTGCAAGTTTATTTCCTGTGCTGTGGTTTGGATTACCTTCACTAAATTGTGGATAAAATTGAGCAACCCTATCTCACTTTTTTCAATCTTCTTGACTTTCAACTTGTTGATATGGTTTTTCAATAAAAACATGAATATGTTCAATTACTTTTAGTGGTTTATAAGATGAATCTAAAAATCCAGTCCCAATTAATTTATTTCAATATCAAGTATATCTATATCATTTACGATTAGAATTAATTAAATCTAATGAAAAAGGAAAATCACCAAAAATAATAATTGGAGTTTGTGGAGTTCTTCTTATTTCTTTAATTAATTCTCATCATTTTTCTCAATCAATAGGCTTGTCTCATCTATTATTAGTCATAGCATAAGGAGGATCTATAATAATAGCATCTACTTTAGTTCCTAATTTAATTAATTCTGGTAATTTTAGAAAACAGTCATCATTATATATAAGATTTTGCTTTTCCATTATTTTCCTCTTTCTTTGGTTATAACCCACACTTTAACTGACTTCCGCAAGTAGAGCATGTATTACACCCACCTGCTGGAATGATTGTTCCTTGTTGACATATGGGGCAAATATCCCCTATATTAATCCCTACCATGGTACAACTTTCTTATAAAAAGGATTCTATCTGATTTAGATTTAAACATTCCATAATCCATATTATAATATTCACCACAGCCAATACCACAAGTAACACAAACACAACAATTATTTCAACCAAATTCTCTAGTATTTTTATGATTAGACCATTCTAAATGTTCACACATTGTTATTTTTATAATTTCAACAGGTGTTCTTTCTTTAACTTTCACTATTTAACTCCTCTAAATAACTTTCCATTTTTCTAATTTGTTGCTGTAAACTATTTATTATATCACAATAATAAGAATCACCATTTTTAAAAAAACTAAAAAGACCGTTTACAAAAGAATATATTTCTTTTTTTTTAATTCTAAAGTAATAGTTTTTACAATTTCTTCTGGTGTTTTATTATTAACATCAATAACTAAAAAATTTAAATCATTTTTATTTTTTAAATATCAATCTTCATATTTTTTATTTAATAAATCTCAATAATCATAACCAGTAGATAATTCTGATTCTCTACCTCTATTATTAATTCTTTTAATAGCATTATCAGTAGATATCTTTAAATAAACAATTAAATCTGGTTTAAGTACTGGGTCAAAATATAATGTTGATTTCATAACATTATTATAAAAATCATAATAAGTTTGATAATCAATATCATTAAAATTACCTTGTTCTCTTAATACTTCTACAAATACTGGATCTTCAATAATACTACGATCAAAAATAATATTATCTTTTAAAATCATATTTTTTAATTGTTTACTTCTAATCATAAGCATATAAATTTGCATTTTAAAAGCAAAGTTTTTTGTATCATTATAATAACCTTCTAAATAAGGATTTGTTTCTGCAGGTTCAATCATAACATTATAATTAAGTTTTTTAGCAAGTAATTCACTAACTGTGCTTTTACCTGCTCCTACTGTACCACTAATTACTACATTCATTATTTAACTCCTTTGATTCTCCAAAATAATAACCATCTAAACATGCTCTTAAAGCATCAATCATATCTTTATTTGGTTTTGTATTTCTTTTTTTAAACTCTTCTAAATTTCCATAACCTTCTGCAATTAATACATCATTATTTCATCTACTTTTTAAATGACTTGCTGCTTTTTGTCTAAAAATTACTTTTACTTTATTATGACATCATGATTCAATTTCAGAATTTAATTTAATTGTTGGTGGTGTTGTAAATTTTGTTGCTCCATTACCATAATCAATATATTTTTCAACTGTAATAATAAATGGAATATTATCTTTTAAACATTCATTATATAATAAATCTAAATAATGTAAAATTCTAGTAAAATAAGATTTTTCTGATTCATTTTCTTTAGCCTTAATATATGCTAATCCTGGATCTAATGGATCAATATCAATTCTAGCAAACCCTGTTGTACCAAGTTGCTTACCAGTATTACCAGAAGCATCTATACCTAAACATATTTTATTATATTTTTGTATTAACATATTTCAATCTTTACCTCATCAGTCTCTGTATCAATTTGGTTACCAATTGCATCACATTTAATAAAATCATCTCAAAGATGTTTTAAATTTTTTGGAGGTTCATATTTTTTAAAATGTGCAAAAGGATGATTAGTACAATCTGTGTCATAAGGAGCATCACAAATAGAATTATAACTTTTTGCTTGTTCTTTTCAATATAATATTAAACTAGTTAATATTTGAAAAGATTCTGCTCTACCTCCAATATAAGGTATTTCTTTTTTATTAATTTTATCTCATAATGTTACATCAATTCCCATTCTTTAATCCCTTTCTTTTCTGCTCAATTGGTTTTTGATAATTCAATATCACAAACAATAGGAGTAGTTCAAATTTTTTGTGTTTCCATAATTTCTTTAATTTTATATACTTTATTAATTTCTTCTGGTGGTATATCAAATTGTAATTCATCATGTACTGAATTAACTATTTTAATATTAGAATTAGTTTCTAATAAATATTTTTGTACTAAAATAGTTTTTTCTTTAACAAAATCAGCACAAGCACCTTGTACTTTACAAGAACCTGCTTCTCTTACAGATTTTAAATTTTGTTGTGGGTTTATTCAACGATATATTCTACCAAAATCATTTTTAATTATTCCTTTAGATAATACTTCATTAGCACATCAATCTTGAAAAGCAATTACACCCGGATAATTTCTTTGAAACCCAAAATAAAATTTCTTTGCTTCATTTAAATTATATCCATTATAAACTCTATCATTAATAGCAGTTGCAGTTCCACCATAAATAATAGTAAAATTACTTTGCTTTGCTCTAGATCGCATTTCTTTAAAATGAATTGGGTCATCTTGTTCTGTAACACCAAAAATTTTAATAGCAGAATCAGTATGCAAATCTATTGGTTTTCAATTTTCTACATTATTGTAATTAAAGTATGCATTTAATCAAACAGAATCAGGCTTACCTATTTTTAATGTTTGTTCTGCTGCAACTCTAAATTCCATTTGTGAATAATCTAAAAATCCTAAATATCCATTTTCATATCTTGAAATAAACATTGCTCTTGGTTTAAACACTAAATGTTCTGGTATATAACACATTTCTTTATTTCTTTCACAAAAACAATTTGTTAATCCTTCTCTAGGAAATTGTTGTCAACTAGATGATGTTCTACCAGTAGCAGTAAATAAACTGTTAATTTCTGTAAATATAAAAGATTTACCATCAATTTCTATTATACCATCTAAATAACCCATAATATAAGTAGAATATCATTTTGTAAAACTTCTTAATTTACGAATTAATTCACAAATATAAATTGTATCTCTTTGTTTTTTTAAATCTTTAACAGTTGCTTTTTCTAGATTTTCTATTAAAAAAGATAATGTATCACCTTTAGCATCAAATAATTTAAGTTTATATAATTTTTCATATTTTTTAATACTATCTGGATCATTAAGATTATATTTTAATGATAAAAAATGTTGAACATTTTTACGATTATATAATGGTGTTAAGTTTTTATTAAATCATTGAATTAATTTAGTATGTTGTCCTACATTAATTTTTTCACCTAATAATTCTCATAATTCATTATACCATTTAATAATTAGTTCTTTAACTTTTTTTCTAGATTTTAATAAATATTCTTTATCAACACACATTCCATTATTTTCAATAATAGATAATGCTTGTGCATATTTTGATTCTTTTTCAACTATTGGTAATTGATAATTTGGACTGTTTGGTGCAACTAACATACCAAAGAAATTATTAACTGCTAATAATGTTAATACTATATCATCGGCAGCATATTGTTCTATTAAATCTTTTGGTAAATCTTTATATGTAGGTAATGGTAATTCTTGTTTAATTTGTTCTCAAGTATCTAATACATCTTGAGGAATTTCTTCATCTAAAAATATATCTTTTTGGTATACTTCAAGTCTACCTGTAGTTCATACTTTATTAGTCCGTTTTCTTAATTCTAACATTCTTTTATACTTAATATCTTTTCCCATATTTAATAATGTTAATTTAATTTTATCTTGTAATAATTTAGCATCATCTTTTAAATACTGTTGTGCAAATATTTTTAGAGAAACAGAAACTCTTTTATTATAATAACCAAACAATAATCTTGGTATTGTTTGTCCTTCATAAATATTATCTTTATTTACTAAATCAATATTAATTTTTTTTAACATATTAATATCAAATTTACAATTTCACATAAAATGATATTTAATATTACTATCATTAACCATTTTTTTATATAATTCTTTATTTTCTTCAGTTATATAAAAAGTATATGATTTAATAAATTCATTTTGTTTCAATCAACCAAAAATAATCATAAAAGGCTTATTAATTCTTTTATTTAACCCAGTAGTTTCTGTATCAGTACCAACAATATGAGGTTTATCTTTTAAAAATTCTTGGTAAACTTCATTAATATCAGATTGATAATTTTTAGTTATTATTTGCATCGCATTAACTCTGTATTAGGTTGATTTGAATAATGTTCTACATATTTAACATATCAATCAATTAAAAACAAAACTTGTTTTAAATCTCTATTAGATCATGCAGCAGCATGTTGAATTGCTTCTGGCATATCTTTACTATATTCAACATTTTTAATTTGCATATCTTTAATATCATTTTTTAATTTATCTACATCTAATAATTTTTCCATGATAATTCTCCTTTATTTGTATAGTATAACATATTAATTAATAAAAGTCAAGATAATAATTAAAAAGCATATGTTATTTTATTACCTTTATCTTGACTTTTGTTTTCATTTCTAATTCTTTTTATTTTATAATATGTATTTTTATACTTTTCCGTAATTATATACCCACGGTTTTTTGGTCTTAAGAATTGATTTCTTACTAATACAGCTCATAATCTTTTAAATAACATTAAGTCTTCACCTAATCAAAAGTTTTGTAAATCCCTATGACCAAAGACCTCATTTAATTCTTGACTTTCTAAATCATCTAAAAACTGAGCATAATCTTCATTTTCATCTCATAATTCTTGTAATGTTTGAACATCTTTATCTTTAACTGCTGAATATTTTTCTGTTTCTAAAATAAATTCTTTAATTCTAAAAACATCATTATCATAAACACCTACTAAATAATTATATGCTCAATCAACATGATCTTTTGTTAATACTACATTAATACCATCATTAGTAGAAAACAACATAGTTGCAATAGCAATTGTTATTTTACATAATTTATCATAAATAACATATTGGTTATCACCTACAACATTAACTCTAGTACCATAATCTTTAATTCATTTATTAGTATAATTAAAAATATATTCTTTTAGTTCATCATTAATTATTATATGTTCTTTAGTTCTACTTCATACTCATTTTATTTTTAATTTATATAATTCTGCATCAACTTTTAATCTTTGTTCATTAGTTATAACACTAGATGGTAATGGAGTTGCAGTTCCATCTGAATTAAGTAATGCACTAGATGATACTGCTAATGCAATATCAATTCTACGATATCATTCTAATGTTGGAACAATAGTTTGTAAAGGAATTAAACCATGTCTTGATTCATTAATTTTTTTACCATCACCAATATTACTAATAAATAGTCATCTTAATCTTACTTTATAATCAACAATACCATCTACTCTAACAACTGTAGTTCTACCACTAGTTACTAAATCAGTTAATTTTGGTAATAAATCTTTTGCAGCATATGTTAATTCTTCCATAATAAGTAACCCTTTATCTTGAGATGCTAATAAACCATTCCTTACTACTCTATGCCCACCTTCTCTAGTTGCAGTACCTCCAATTAATCCCGGAGCAGTTGCATTATTACTTGGTATTATTGTTCCTCTACCATATAATTTTCTTAAAGCATCTGTAATAACAGATTTACCACCACTAGGATCACCAAAAATTAAAGTTAAAAGCATACCATTTTTTACTTTTCCATCTGCTCATTGATATTCATATACAGAATGATAAAGTAATTCAACTGTTAATCAAATATTTCTTTGTTTATTTAAACTAAAACCAATAAAACTATTAATATCATTTAATCTTTTTGCTAAAACATCATCAATTGTTTCATTTATTTTTGGTTTAAATGCTAATGATAAATCATTATATTCTTGTTTTGTTAATTCTAAATTAGGTTCAATAATTTCTAATTCTGTTGCATTTTTAATAATAATAATTAAATCTGCTTGATTATCTGGATGTGAAGTAATATAATATGTTATCCTATATCTATGACTTGCTTCTAACTGTTTACCAATAGAATAACAAGGATAAAATTCACTTACACCACTATAATCATCATCAGTAAACAAAGGCCTAACCTGAGAAACTTCATTAAAAAATACAAACTCTTCAGATGTTAACTTATATTCTAATATACTAAAATTCTTTTTATTTAACCCATATTGTGGTAATTTTGATAAAATTCTTTCTCTTTGTACTTTTTCTGGTTTCATATAATTAAACATTTCTTTTTCAGAAATCTCTATTGTTTTTACTTTTTCTTTACTTTCACCATACCCAGTTATTTTATATGTAATATCAACACTTTCTGGTAAAATTCATTGTCTATTACTTGAATATGATTGAATTTCTACATCTGTTTGAAAAACTTTATTAATATTTTCTTTTTTCTTTGCATCTTTAATTGATTTTAAAGGATATTCAGATTTAATAATATCTAAATAATCTTTTTGTAAAAATCAAGAAGTTTTAATAATTATATTATCTAAATCTTGTTTTGTTTTTTTATATTTATTAAAAAAATCAAAAACATCTTCTCCTTTATTTTTACAAATTTCAGATATATCAATAATTTTAATTTTTTTAATATCATTAGTTCATAACCATACTGCTAATTTTTTAGCTCCATTTTTCCCAGCACTATCATTATCATAAACAATATAAACTTCTTTTCCTAAACCAGTATTTAAATTTTTAAATGCATTAGGATAAAATTCAGGTATTGTAGATGCCCCATTAGAAAGCGATATAGCATTATAGCCCAATGAAAGCAAAGTTAACATATCTTTAGCACCCTCTGCTATTATTGTAGGCCTTTCATCATATATTCAATCATCATAATTCATAATAAATGTACCATGAACTCCTTTACTATAAGTTCATTTTGCATTTACTCTATCTGGATAATAACTTGCTATAGATAACACTACACCATTATTTATAATAGGGATTGAAATTAATTCTTTATTAGATTGAAAACACTTTAACCTTTTTAATACATTTTTATCTCAATTATATTTATTAGCAACAGTTTCTAAATCTTCATATTCAAATGCTTTTGCTAATTTATCAAAATTATATTTATCATATAAAAGTTGAGAATTAAAATATACATTACCAAGTTTTTTTGCTAAAGAATATTTTATACCTTCTAAATCTTTAATTAAACCAATTTCATTTCTACCACCATCATCTTTACCAAGAGCATTATCATAAAACACAGGTTGCCCATTTTTTCCTTGTGGTAAATATGAAAGACTAGGAGTTTCTTCAAAATAAGGTTGTCCATTTGTAAAATAACCTCTAGGAATTGGAGATAATACAGAAATATTATCTGTTGGATTAGCAGATAATATTCTATCAATACTAGTTGGATTATTTATATTCGCTTGGATTAATTTTGCTTCTATATATCTCATAATATTCTTTTTAAATTGCAAATATAATTTCTGTATTAAAACCTTCTGTATCTGCTGATTCTACATCATCAACTAATGCTGATGGTTGAATAACTGGGTTTCTAGATGGTTCAATAGATACAATATGATATTCAGTTCTACCACCATATCCATCAGGGTTTACATTAATTGTCATTAATACTGGTTTATCAATAATATGTTGTGCCAAATCATCTCTTGTAAACATACTTGGATCTGCATCCACAGAATCATATAATTGTTTTAATAATTTAGGATTTACTACAATTACTTTTCCTTTTTGATCTTCTTTAATAATAGGTCATTCAGTTGAAACAGTAACTCTTTTACCAGCAATATCTTGATCAACATATTCTTTAATATCTTTACGAATTTCTATATGTGTCACTAATTTATATTGTGTAAATTCTGGTTGACTTTTTCATTTTTGGTCTTGTAAATACATTGCTACTAAAGGAGTCTTTTTATCTCCTTTTTTTAAATTTCATTTAATATTTTTTCTAAAAATTACTTCATATTGTCCTGTTTGGATTTCTGCCATTTTAATTATCTTCCTCTTCATTAATTTCTAAATTTCTTTTTTGTTGATCTTCATATAATTGTTTTAATAACATTCTTTCATGTTCTAAATCTTTAATTTTTGCTTCACATTTTCTAATTTTTGCTTCTTGTTTTTTTACTTTTGCTTGGTATAAGTCATCTGTAAGATTTAAATCACCTAAATTATTAATAAGTGCTTTACACATATCAATATCTGCTTCTTTATCATAAAGTTCACTATTCAAAATCTCTAATTGATTATTATAATCTGTTTTTGATATATAACTTTTATGTGTTCTAACATTAATTGTCATTTTTCATTTATTCCTTTCATGGTCTAAAATCTTTTAACTTTTTTGACATATTAGTTTGATATTCATAAATACTATCTACACTATCTTCTAAATTTTCTTTTTCTAATCATTTAAAATAATCTTCAATCATACCATTAGTTTGTAAAAACATCTTTCCTTCTTTCAATACATCCATCTCTAATCCTGCTTCTGCATATGCAAATTCTCTTTTAGTATATAATCCATACTTATTAATATACTCTTTTTCATCTTCTGAAGTTTCTGTCTCAAAATCTAAAATTTCAAAAACTATTTCTTTTGGTAAATAAAAGTTATCAAAATATTCTGGAAGAGATGTATCATTATTTATTTTTACTTTTAAGATATTAAATAATTTACGATCTGTTTTAAATAATACATATTCAGTTAATCTAGTTCCTGAATTTACTTCAAATAAAGAATATTTATAATATTTTAATGTATTAATAATTTTTTCTTTTTTAGCCTTTTCTCAAGTCATGGTACGCATTGTAGCACTATCAAGATTTCTTAAAAAATTATAATAAAGTTCATAATTTATATAAAAAGTTTGATATGAATTAATTCCAAATAACTCAATTTTAACAAATTCTATAATATCTTCAGACTCATTAAATTTATAAAGATATAAAAAACTATCATCCATATAAATAGGAAAAAAGTTTTTAGGTAAAAATAAATTTTTAATATTATTATAATTAAATTTATCATTATTTTTTAATAATTCTTTATTTTTTTCTTGATTTTTAAAATCAGTTCATTTACTTTTTAATTGTTCATTACACATTTGTTGAAACCACCTGACTATTTTCTAATCTTTTTTTCAATAATAATTCATATTGTTTTTTAAGCTCTGCTCTTAATTTTACTTGTGCTGGAATATCTCTTTTAGTAGTTTCAATAAATTTAAATTTTAAGAAACTATAAAAATCTTCACAATCCAAAAATGTTGGTTTAATATTTTGCATAAAGTTACTTTCTTTATCAACTACATAAGCACATTTATTATCTAATGTTAAAATATCTTTATATACTCTTGAAAATTCATTATCACTTACTTCTTTTTGTAGGCTTTTCTTTACTTCTTCTGATACATTTTCAAAATCTGCATCATCTTCTGCTACTGGAATATTATATTGTCTTGCCAAATGAGTTCTAAATGCATAAGTTAATGCTGCACCAGAAGAACGACTAAAATCTAAATTATCTTTTAATTCTACTGGTACTGAAAAAGTAAAAGGAATTTTATCATTTTTATCTTGTGCGTTAACCCATGCACCATCAAACTTATAGAAAAATACAGTTTTTCCTAAAAATTTTGCTGTTTTCGTTTCTGTTTTCGTTTCTGTTTGGCGTACTTCATCAAACTTTTTACCAACAACTTGCCCATTACTTACATTATCTACAACATCTCTTTCTGTTGTTGTTACTGTTGTTGTTGTTGGTGTTTTTGCTAAATATTTATCTGTATCTGTTGCAGGATAATAAATATAAGGATTTACTGGGGCATCTTGGTCAAACCCATATTTATACTCTAAAATAATTCCTGCTTTATTAAGTGCTGGTTGTAATTTAAACATTAATTGTTCTATTTTAAAAGATTTACCAAGATATGCTTGGGTATCTTTTAAAAGAACAACTACATCTTGTTGAACCTCCAGCATTCTTTCACTTATACTTTTTATAGTACTATATTTAAGTATATTTTTTGGTATTTCTAAAGTTCCTACAGTTATTGGTTCTATTTCTTCTTTTGTTGCTAGATACCCAAACATTTCTTTATTCATGTTCTTATTATCATCTTTATTAGAACTCATACTTTTCTCCTTCAAATTTTTCTAAAATTTCTGGATTAATATTAATACTATTTTTATTTGTTAAGCGAAACATAGGTGTACCACCAGAAATTTTAGTATAAATAAATTTTTGTCATGGAAAATCAATTTCTTTTCCATCTTTTGTAATAATAGATTTAACATCATAATTATTTAAGAATTTAATTAATTCTTTAGTGTTAATTTCTTGTTTATTAGAAACTTTAGTTGTATAAAAACTAATCTTTTCACTCCCATCACTACTTAATGGGATATTAATACTATATTCAGTTTTATTAGTAATAATTGGTAAATTTAATTTAATATAATCTTTTAATAACTTTAATTCAGTTTCTGCTTTTTTATATGCATTATTATAATCTGGTAATAATCCTAAAGCATCATAAATATTATTTAAAATAATTTGCTTATTTTTATCTTCTATTTCTAGAGGTAAATCAGTACAAATTCCTTTTTCCTTTTCTTCATCAAAATTAGGTAAAACATTATCAGTAGTATCTAACTTTTTAATAAAGTTATCATAAGCAATAAAAATTTCATTAGTTTTATCAATATTAGTATTTTGTACTAATTCGTCTAATTTTGCATTTTTATATAATACAAACAATCCTACTCTATTTACATTTTCAAAATAAGCATAAAAGTTTAATTGATAAATATAATTATCAAAATTTTCAAAAATATCTACTTGACTTGTTTTAATATCATAAACAGCATATTTAATTTGTTGACTTAAAAAATCATCATAAGCACCAAAAGTATTATTAATTACAAAATCTTTTTTGTAACCATCAAAATCACTATATTCTGTTCTTGGTTTTTCTAATTGATAAACTAATAAGTCTAATTCATAACTGATTCAAGGCATATCTTTAACATATCTACGACGCTTATCAATAACAACAACTTTATCATTTCAAAAAGGGTTATTTTCATATCTTGGTTTAATTAAATGATAAACAATAATATCTTCTTGCATTCTTCCCATAAGCATTCTTATTTGTGCTTCTTCACTATCAAAATAACTGTTTTTTTCATTCATAAAAACTTCTTTATATCTACTATAAGGATCTGTTACTAATTGTTTTGCTTTAGATCCAGATAAACTAAATACATCTAATACATTAGATTTTTTTTCATTATTTGACTCTTGTTCTGATTTATATGGTTTTAATAAAATCTCAAAATCATTACGATTTAAGCCAGATAAATATTTAAATCCTTTTGGTTTATTTTCCATCTACATCACTATACTTTCTTTTATATGTTTTCTTTTCATAATCATAAGATTCATTAATCATTGTTATTAATACACTTTTAAGCTCTAATAATCTATCATAAGATAATTTACCTTTATCATTAAAACTAGTTCTATAAAAACCTGTTTGAAAACTATTAAAATTCATTAATGATAAATCTTTTATACTATAATTTTTATTTTGTATTCAAGTAGTATATAAATCTAATAAAAGGATATTGTTTTGTCCTACAAGAAATCTTACTTCTTCATATAATTCTAATCATAATTTATTTTTTGGTTTTAAAAGATAATCATCAACAAGATCATTAAGCATATTTAATCTTTTTAATGATAAACCAGTACCTGTTTTTTTATATAAATAATAAGGATTAATTAAATAATCTATTGGTACTGTTAAATTACCTTTTTTTTCTTGATAAAATAAAACAGTTCTTAACTTAAGATTATTTTTAAATAATTTTTGTTCTATAGTATAAAAAACTTCAATTTGTTTTAAATAATTTTTATTTCTCATTTAAAAAATCCATTAAATCATTAAAACTAGCATCTAAAGATTCTAGATCTCTTTGTTGTTGACCAGAAACTTGACAATCACAAATTTCAGTAGATTCTCAATTAATTCTATTATCATCATAATCTTTAATTAATTCTTTAAATTCATCCAAATTATCTTTACTTAAATAAATTGTTGGGTCATCATCATAATCATTATGTCCTTTAATATGTAAAGTTCAATCATTTTCTATAGAAAAATGACCACAACTAATATTATATTTATCTTTTCATTTATCTATAAATTCAGTTATAGTCATAATTTAACATTCCTTATCCTTTTATTTTGTTTTCTTTTACACTTTTTATTACATTTATGAGCGAAAACATAACCATACCCACATTTATTATATTTAGATGCTTTAACAATCATAATCATCACTCTTTTCTACTATATATAGTATACCATAGTATCCATTAAAAGTCAAGATATTATTTTGATTCTTTTTCTAATTTTCCAAAATCTACAACCACAAAAGGAATACTATTACAATTTATAAATGATTTATTACGATATACATGTTCTTCATCACTACAAAAAATAAATTCAGGTATTGTTGTAATATGAGGTCTTTCATTAAAAGGCAAATAATAATAGTAATAATAATAATTTTGAACTTTATTTTTACTCATATGTTTATCCTTTCTTTATTAAAAAGCACTTTTTTTCATTATGTTTAATTTTTGCTTTATATTTAAGTGTACCTTTAATATACTTACCACAACCTTTACAAATTTTAGGGCAACAAGGACAAGGTTGTTTACTTATCATTATCCTTATCCATATAATAGAATTTATATAATTCTTCATAATGATTTGCTTTTTTAATATCTGATTCTAAAGAATTATTCGCTTTTTTTCCTGCTCTTAACCTATATTTTAAAATATTACCCATGCAAAACCCTTTAAACTCTTCTGGAGTTAAACTATGTTTAATAATATATAGTACACTATTACCCAAAATATTGTAATGACTAGGTTCTAATAGTTTTTTAAGGACATCACTATCTCTTAAAAAAGAAAACAAATCTTTAGAGTGTACATAACTCATGGCTGATATATTTTCTAATTCAACACCATCTTTACTAACACTTGTAGGTTCAAACTTACATTTCATTATTCAATACCTCCTATCCATTTATTAATTTCAGAAGCTCAAACCAATGCTTCACATAATCTATTTTCTAATAAATCAGAATATGTAAAACTACATAAAGAATTTTCTGTTTTTTCACCTTTAGCGATTAACTCTTTATCCTGTTCTACACTACGATTAAATTTTTGTTCTAAATCATTAATTCTTGGTTCCAAAAAGTCTTTTTGTAAACTTTTAATTTTTCGTAAGATTTGCTTTTTACTTAATTCCATTGATAATCTCCTTTTGTTTTGATAGATCTCCAATAATTTATTATAAATTATTTCATTCTTCTAAATATGAGTTTAATTCATTAGCAACTACTAATTCATTTTCACTTTTTTCATCTACAGTTTCAAAAGTAATTAATGAAATAATTCGTTTTGAATTTACTTTTTCTTCTGCTGTTGTTGGTAAAAATCTTGATTCTACTTGAGAATTATCTGCTGTAGACCCTTTATCAAACCAAATTAAAGTATCTATACCGGGCAATTTAATACCTTCTTTAATACAAATTCTATTTGCTAATAATACTTTAATTTCTTTATTATTAACTTTATTAACAATTTTAATTCTATCATTTAATGATGTTGACCCAATTAATAATTCTGCTTGTATTCCCGAATCTTTTAATATTTTTTGTAATGGTTTTAAAACTTTTTCTGTATAACGAGAAACAATCATAATTGATTCTTCTTCATTTGAATCTAAATATTCTAAAACAAAATCTTTTTTAGTTCCATAAGGACTATTAGCAATAACTTTTAATTTTGTAAATTGTGAAATTACATTTGGTATTCTAATTCCATCTTCATCAGTAAATTTATTTTTCATATCATTATATTTTTTTAATTGTTCTTTATCTAAATCAACACCAATATTAAGTCTTTCTATTTCAGGTAATCAATTCATTACTTCTTTTTGAGTATGTCTAACACCAAACTCACTTAATCAATCAATTCATTCTTGTCTTAATTCTGGTGATTTAAAAGTTTCTATAACAGAACCTCAATAATCTACACCAAAATAATAATTAGCAAGATTATAATAAGAATGAAATATTTTAGAATTAATAATATGCATAATAGAATAAATATTAATAGGATGTTTTGGTGTTGGTGTTCCTGTTAAACAACTTGTATATTCAGCATAATTAGATACTATTTTTAATACTTTTGTTTGTTGTGTTTTAAAATTCTTTAAAAAAGTTGCTTCATCTAATATTAATAAATAATCAGAAAGTCTTTTACCTAATAAATTCATTTTAAAATTAGGATTAGCAATTTTTTTACCAGAATGATTTAATATTGTAATATCTTTAACATCTTTTTTTATTGTATCTTTAGATACTAATAAAAAACATAATCTTTTATCATTTATAAAATCTTTATAAACTTGTTCTCTTTTTTTAACTGATAAAGAACCAGTATAAGAATAGGCTTTATAAATAATAGCATTTGGTAATCATTTTTTAATTTCTTGTTCTCAAGTTAAAACAATAACTGATTTTGGTGCAACAACAACTCCTTTATTAAGTCCTGTTTCATTAGCCCAAGCCAAAGTAGTAACCGTCTTACCTGTCCGCATTTCCGAAAAATTAACATGGTTTTTCATATTAATAATTTTACATAAATCTTCATATTGATAATCTCTTAAATGAGGATAATTTGTTCTATCTACAGGGATAGGTTTAATTTTTTGATATTTATCTAAATGTCATTTTGCAGTAGTTAAAGAAAAAATTCTAGTTAACTTTTCTAAAGTTGTTTTATTATATGGTAATCACCAAGTTCTATTAGACAGAGGAACTGCTTTTAAACTAGTAGCAATTTGTGTAGGAGTATCTTTTAAATTAATCCCATTTAAATTATACTTAATATCCATTAAAATCCCTTTCTAAAAACAAAAAAAACTAAATAATTAATATTATCTAGTTTATAATTAAATAACTATATATTGATTATGGTGGATATTAATGGAATTGAACCATTCACTTCCGGTTATGAGCCAGAGGTTTTACCACTAAACTAAATATCCATGGTGGGGAGTATAGGACTTGCACCTATGAAACCTATTAAGGTGACAGTTTTACAGACTGTTGTAATTGCTACTCTACCAACTTCCTAAAAAAGAGGAATTTTACAAGTATATTTATCCTCATATACTAAACTTCAGCGAAGACTGTGCGAAACAACACATTACACCCATTTTACAGTACTTTCAGGGCTCTGAGTTTCCATACCAACCTATTCAAAGGATCTTATTTTTATATTAATTATAATGGTAGCATAGTACTATCATTTTTAGTTTCTCTTAACTTATCAATCGCTTTTAATACAAAATTAAAATCTACATTATTTAAACATAATTCATTATTTATATTTTTTGCTTTATTAATTACATCTATTAATTTATCTGCATCTATATATTGTTTCATTTTTATTTCCTATTTTATTTATTTAAATCTATTTTTTTTTTTTTCTTGTGTTAAAAATAATAGTCAATAGTTTTACAAATAAACGACCAACTTATTCAACCCAATCATGGGTGGGGTGTATCAATCCCCGTTATCGTAGTTTTACAACACTATCAACGACTTAAGATACCGTGTCAACCTAATAAAAGGATCTTTCAATTAAATGGTGGGCATTATTGGACTTGCACCAACAAAGACAATCGTGTTACTGTTACACTAGATGCCCATGGTGGTCTGTTTTACAAATAGCACGACCACAACTATACAACCCCTTAACTAGTATACTGGAGGAAAATCTTAAGTGGAGGGTATTGTAGGACTTGAACCTGCATATGGCAGTCTTTGAATACTACCGTTTTACCATTAAACTAAATACCTATGTTTGGGTAAGACTAATTTTACCAAACTTACCTAGGAACTTATCTTATATTTATAGTGGCAATAAGCAATTCCACTAGGATTGTTACGGCATCCTTTTTTTATTGTGGCGATAAGCGATTCCACGAAAGACACAATAATCTCTCTTTCACCCTATTTTACAGCATTTTCAAGGTGATATGTTATTATGCTAACCTTATGCAAGGAGCGACAATTTATATGTGGGAGCCAAGAGATCTAACTCTGGATGCCCCCAAATTAATTAGGTTTAATAACCTAATTTTAAACATATCCTCTATCCCTTTACAGATACATTTAGATAGAGCAGGCCTAAAAGGCTACTTATATAAGTAGTATCCCTCAGTTTTATTTGCAACTAAAACCAAGACTTATATAAAATCAATTTCTGGCTACAAAAATAGGAATCTAACCCATCTTTATAATGTTATTTATCTGCTAATCTTGATGCAATTGCGATCAAAAAATCATTATTTTTATTACTTTCAATTGCTCGTTCAATGTTTTTATCACTAAACTTTTCATTAGTATTTGGCAAATCTTTAAAGTTTATCATTTATAATCTCCTTAATAATAAATAATGGTGTTTTAAATTAGAATTGCACTAATATCTTTTGGGCTTCAACCAAACGCATTGACTATCTCTGCCATTAAAACAAGTAAGGCCAGATTATGACCTTATTAATAGTAATTTTTTTTATTTATAGAAATTAACTAATAAAACTATAAGTATTAAAGAATTCCTTTTTTTATTTAAATCGTTCAAAAGTCATTTTGTTAAATGCTTTAACTTTAATACATATGTATTATAACATCTTTTTAAGTAAAAGTCAAGTCTTTCTGTAAAATATTTTAATTATTTTTTTATTTATTAAAATTAATACTCTTAATAAAGTAATGTTCGTTAATTAAGTTACTAAACTCTTTTGACTTTTTTTGGTTTTCATCATAATATGTAAACAGTTGTACTATTCCTATTGTAAAATTAACATATTTAGTTGTTAATTCTTTTATAAATTCCACTGATTTAATAAAAGTATTACCATAACTACAAATATCATCAATAAGTACTAAATTATAGGTACCAGAAATAAGGTCTAAATTAGACTTATTCAATGAAGAATCAGAACTTAATTCTATACTACTTACAATTCCATTTTTTCTTTCTTTATTAAGAACAAAAAACTTCTCCTTCTTAAAATGCATACCATATCTATAGTATGAAGTTTCATCAGGGAAAACAAAAATATTTTCTTCAGATTTTAAATATCTATTAATATAATTAATGAAACTATACATACTTGATCTATTGACCTTACTAGATACACTATGAGAATGTCAATGGTCTAATGAAAGAGTAAAATTAAATTTATCTTCTAACATACTTATAAAATACAATAATAAAGGTTCTATTCCACCATTATTTTTATCTTCTCTTGAAAATGGTAAATAATCAACAGATAATTTAATCTGTTTATTGTTTAGTATTTCACTTATTAATAAAATTTGAGTTAATTCTTCATATGGGTTTTCTACAAATCAGACAATGTGTCTAACATCATCTGCTTTTGTTAGGTATTTAATACCGAATTCACCATTAGGATAATAAAAAATTGTTCCTACTTCTTTACCTTCATCAGTTAAAATTTTAATCATTATCTTTATCCTTTCCTTCTATTAAATAACCACCATTATTTAAATAATTCGCACAATGATTTAACACCGCTTTTAAATCTTCAATATCAAGATTAGTGTTAATAAACATATCTCATTGATTGGGTTTATCTCCTATTAGTTCCTCTTTAATTATAATGAATTTGTCACCTTTTTTCATTTTTATTTTGTTTTTTCTAAACATAAAATTCTCCTCCTGTATTAATTGTGTTTTGTTTATCAACAGCCACATAATGACCACCAATACCGCCTTTAATTCAACTAATAAACCCTGTTAAAGATTTTTTATTCTGGTCTGTTATTGGACTTTTTTGAATCTGTCTTCATTCTCCATTAACTCTAACTGCTGTTGTTTTTACAACAATCCCTAAGGTATCTCTAGTGTTATATTGGTATGTATAACTGCCTACTCCAAGAGTAATGTTAGAACTAGCATACCCTAATTTTTTTAATTTTTCAAAAATAAGGTTTGCAATTTCATAAGTAATTGAATCACCATATACTACTCCTATTTTATCATTTAATAACTTAAACCCTTTATTATTAATTGTTGATCCAAAATGAGATTCTAAACTTTGAATTACTTTAATTGTAATATCAACAGGATCACCTGAATCAGGTCTAATTATTAATTTTCCTTTTCTTTTTAATATTTTATTTTTTAATTTAGGTAAAATATTATCACATACATTATAAATATCTCAAGTATCAGAAACAATACTAATATTCCCTTTTGGATACAAAGATAATAATCTATTATATGTTTCAAATTCTTTTTCTTTACCACCCGCACACATAACACTATGTTCTGTCGCTGGTATACTTGTTCCAATTTTATAAGGCCTATTACTATTATTATTATTTAAAAAACTACCAAATTCTAAAATAGCAGGTAAATTATCTGTACCAGTAAAATAATGTAAATGACCCATTCCTGTCATAATAGCACCAGAAGTTGTGTTAATTCCTCTTTGACTAAAATCATGAAACTGTGTATTAATATGATTATAATTATCACAAGTTAGGCTACTGTATTTTATTGCTAATTTATGTAATTTATAACTAATATTTGTTGAAGTAATATAAGCTCAACTTTCACTAGATAACCAAGTTTCAATATAATTTACTAATCAAAAGAATCTATTATCATAATTTCAATAAATTAATAATGGTGTATTTTTTACAATACGAGAATAAGCACTAAGATAATTAAATTCTAATGGTAATTTACCAAATTTATGTAATTCTTTATATGCTTTTAAATTTTTCATAATATCAATAGTTGAATAGTTATTAAAATTTTCTAATTCTTTTTTAACCTTATATCAAGATAATTTAAAAAAGTTATCATCTCATTCTTTAATTAGTTTATTAATAATTAATTTAATATGTGGAACAACAACGAAATCTGTTGTTCCATACTGCTTTTCAAATAAATTAATATTTCTTACTGATAAGTTTGCATATACTACTTCAGTTCCTTTTGGATATTGTTCTCTATGATGCAATTTATAAGCATCAGTTTTTAAAATACTAATCATATTTAACACCATCCCAACTAATATTATCTAATACTTTAGTTGTATTACTGATATAGATATTACGATATTCAGGCATATCTGCTTCATATTTTAAATAATCTACTACTGATTCATAACTATTAATTGAATTTTTATTTATATCATATGTATTAAATATAACAAATCCTGTGTGATCTTCATTTCAAGTAATACATATACAATTTTCGTTTTCATTAGATTCATATTTATCATATTCAAGTTCATTATCTTCATCTTTGTCATCATATTCAGTATTTAAATTATATAAATCTTTATAATAATTTATATAATAAACTAAATAGTCTCATAATTTCTCTTTTGCTTTTTCTTTTGAAGAAAAAACATTAAAGTCTAAAAGTTCTTTTTTATAATCTAGGTCATCAAAATAACCACCAAACTCTTCAATAATATATACCTTTTTATTTTCCATTATCCAATAACCCTAATTGTCAATAAAATGAAAATTGAAAAATTCAGTCTTTAATATCCAAATTATCAACATTTCCCTTTCTATAATCTAAATACATCTTATCCAATTTAGTGCTTCTTGCCATTATTAAAACTCCTCACTATATAATTCAATTAAATTAATAATATAATCGTAATCATTTTCAAACTCATGTTTATAACCATCTATTGACAATTTACTTATATCTTTTCTAAAATTAATTTGATTAATTAATCTTTCTATTTTATCTTGTTTCATTATTTTCATAATCTGCCACCATTCCAATCTTATTAATTCGTGCTATTAATTGATATACATCTAGGTCTTGCCAACTTTGCAACACTAATTCTTTAATTTGTTTTAATTTGTTTTCTAATAGTCCAACTGTTTTTTCTAATTTCTTATAATCACTAATAATTAATGCTATTTTCTGTAAAGTTTCACTTTCTTTAATTAGATCGTCTATTAGATTGTCTATTAAAATATTATCGTTCAACACTATAACTCCTTAAAGATTTCTTATATATTCATTAGCAATTTTACAATATGTTGATAAATAATAAATAACCCAGAATATAATAAGTAAACAACTATTACATCACATAGTTATTACACTAAATTCATCAAAACCTATTACATCAAAAATAACTGCTGGAACTACAATTATTGCCATATCTAAATATAATAATAATAATAATAATAGTCAATACCAAAAACTATCTAATGATTTAATTACTAACTTTTTAAATAAATACATATTTATACCTCCTTAATGATACCATCTTTTAATCTGAAAGTCAAGTCTTTTTTAATTCTTCTGCCTGATTATAATATTCATTATATAAATCTATTTTTTCTTTATTAACTAATCTTTCTACTTCTAAATCAATTGCTTTCAATTGTAATTTTTTCATTTTATTTTTTAATTTACGATTTTTATTTTTTAAAATAACATCTTTTATTACCATTTTATTTAAAGTTTTTCGCATTTTTGTTACCTTCTCTTTCTTTTCTTTTTTCTTACTTATTTTTAAGTATACTTCTAATATAATTAATATTATTGGAATTCCTATAATATCACTTAAATAAATAAAAGGCATTTGCTGTAAAAACATTGATAACATATCATCTTTAAATATATACCCTTTAAATAATAATTCTGATAACAATTCCATAAAAGTATAAAAAATACAAAACCAAATAATTAATATTATAATTCTTATAATTAAAGATCAATTTTTAATTAAATTATAAAGTAAAATAATTAAACCAGTAGCAATATTATAAAAAACTGAACCTACTGTAATTCCTCAAGTATTCAAATCAAACATTAAATGACCTAAAAAACCAGAACAAAATAATAATATATTATTTTTAATATAATATGTTAATAATATCATTGGAATAATAAATGTTGGGATTGTTACATTTCCTATTGAAAACAATTTAGATACTAACCCTAAAACAATCCCTAAGCCTATCATTAAACCAACAAGAGTAATATCTCTTGTTCTAATTTTTTTTTGTCTTGTCATAATTATCCTTTACTAGTTAGTTTTTAATTTAATAATCACTCTTTCATATGTTTTCTTACCATTAATTTCAAATGAAAATGTATTTGGATAAAGTAATTCAAATTGATCTCTATTTCATTTACATAAAAAAGTTTCTGGTACTGCTATAGGTTGTGAATAACCTTCAGGAATATTTTTTACTTTATTTGTATGTATAATTTGTTCTCCATTTGGTAATGTAACTACATCATATAAAAGACTATTTTTTCCAAAATAACCTGCATTTAATTTAATAAAAGGTTTATTAATATTAAATGATGTCATTCAACAAGCAGGAGCTTTAACAGTTTCACCTTTCTCATTAAAAAAGTTTTTTAAAAAACTATTACCAATAAATAATTTATTATTAAAAAATAATTCTGGATTTCCTTTATAATGTAATGCTGTTAAAGGACTAATAATAATAAAGTCTTTTTTATATTCTTGAATTTTACTCATAAACTCTCTAAACAATGAAAATGGAGGATTAGTAACAATAACATCAGCTCATTCTCAATTTTCTTTTTGATCTTCTGATCTAAAATCACTAGAACTATATCTAATTTCAATACCTAGACCAATTGAATTTTTAATTTGATTTTCAAAAAATAATACAAAATTACTTTCTTTTTTATCACAAGGACATAAAACTTTCTTACCTTTTAAAAAACCAATATAACTATATAATTCTTTTTCAATATCATTTAAAAAAGTATAATATTCATCATTTTTATTCTTTTTTGCTTTATGTAATTTTTCATTACTCATTTAATTTACCTCTTTCTAAAGATCAATTATTAAAACAGTATTATTTGATATATCATCATTTTTAAACTGCTCTCTTTGTTCTTTTTTTAATCAAGCACATCTTTGTATTAGTACTTGTCTTTTACTAAATTCCACATAATCTAAATATTTTCAAATATCTTTACAATATCCTAAAAATAAAGTTCGTTTACAAAAACCTTTTTT